TCTATGGGTTGGTATCAAAAACTCGATATGGAAACTGGAGAAGAACTCGAAGGTAAATATAGGGCAGGCGAGACAGAAACGAAAGATTTCTGGCAACCCATTTTAGACCACTGGAAATTCAAAAAGTATGTAGAAGATAGATATTCTTTGGGAGAGGGGTTACTAGAAGGCATTGAGTTAGCCGATAAACTGGAGATGGAGGCTGATGAGTGACCAGAAACCTAAAGAAGTATTCTACGTAAAAACCAAAGATAAGACAACATTCGCAATTTATGACTTGATTTTAGGTGATGATTGTGATACAATATCATTTGGATATAATTTTATAGAGGAGAACACTCTTGACAAAGCCCAATATGAGGAAGAAATAACTATGATTGTAAAGGAACAGGTCGAGAAGGCTTTACGTTATCAGGTAGCAGAAGCCGAGAGAAAGATAAATACGTGAATATTGAATCTACTATTCTATCGAATCTTCTGCACAATGAAGAATATGCACGAAAAGTAATTGTATTTCTTAAGGACGAGTATTTCCAAGACCACACTGAGAGAGTGGTGTTCTCGGAGATGCAGAAGTTCTATGCGAAATACAATGACGTGCCGTCAAGAGAGGCGTTAAAAATTGCTATTGATGAACGAGAGGATTTAAATTCCTCAGTTTATCAAGAAGCAGAGGCCTTGATTGGTTCTCTTAAAGAAGTCGATAGTAATTATCAATGGCTCCTTGATGAGACCGAGAAGTTCTGCAAAGATAAAGCGGTCTATAATGCCATAATGGAGTCAATAGAAATTATTGACAAGAAGAATCCCAAAAAGACAGAGGGGTCAATTCCAGAATTATTGTCCGAAGCACTAGCAGTAACATTTGATACTCATATCGGTCACGATTTCTTAGAAGATTCCGAGGCTCGGTATGATTTCTATCATTCAAAAGAAGAGAGGATTCCATTTGATATTGAATATCTGAACAAGATTACAAAGGGTGGAGTTACTCGCAAATCACTGAACATTATAATGGCCGGTACTGGTGTCGGTAAGACTATTGGTATGTGCCATATGGCAGCCGCAAACTTGTCTGGTGGAAAGAATGTTCTATACATCACAATGGAGATGGCAGAAGAGAGGATTGGTGAACGTATTGATGCAAATCTCCTCGACACAAAACTAGATACTCTGAAAGACTTGACCAAGATTATGTATGATAAGAAGATGGAGCAACTAAAGTCTAAGATTTCTGGTAAACTAATTGTAAAAGAATTCCCAACATCCCAAGCACATACTGGTCATTTCAGACATCTTCTGAACGAATTGTCCCTCAAAAAGAATTTCAAACCAGACATAATCTATGTGGATTATCTGAATATCTGTGCCTCCCAACGATTGAGTGGCGGTCAATCCGTCAACTCATACACATATGTCAAAGCAATAGCAGAGGAACTTAGGGGGTTAGCAGTTGAGTTTAACTTGCCAATTTGGTCTGCCACCCAAACGACAAGAGGTGGATTTTCAAGTTCAGATGTCGGCCTCGAAGATACGTCTGAAAGTTTTGGATTGCCTGCAACTGCTGACCTCTTTATTGCTCTTATCCAGACAGAAGAATTAGAAGAACTTAACCAGATTATGGTCAAACAACTGAAAAATAGGTATTGTGATGTTGCTCTACATAGACGATTTGTTGTCGGTGTAGATAAATCCAAGATGAAATGGTACGATGCAGAGCAATCGGCCCAAGAGGATATCATTGGAACTACCTCGGCTTCCCCTATTGACCACGAAACAGAATCCGTATTTTCTGGTGGTGGAAAGAAGAAGGCTTTTAAAGACTTTAAGGTATAGACTCTCCTTCATATAAATAATGTAATAAAGACTTGACAGATGACTGAACTGGTGTATAATCAAGTTTTTAAACTACATTTTTATAGGAATCGTAATGGGACTATTTAAGACATTTCTGGCTGAAGGTTCAGCAAGTACAGAAACAAAAGCATTAAAATCACACGTAAACACCGCAATAAAGAACTCTGGCATCAAAGTTATTGGTTCTGGTCGTGGTGATTATCATATTCGCTTTGGTATGAAAGGCGATGGTAAGGCGTTCTCAGCATTCTTCCAAGGACTACACCTCAAAGTCACTGATGGTGATATAGTAGTCAGTGAAAAATATCCTACCTATATATTAACAGCAACGCAAGACATAGACGACAAGATTCCTAAAGGAACCAAACTCTACTGGGTAAACTCTGAAATATCTCAGACCTCTTCTGGTGGACAGTTGTTTGCCAATAAAGATTTAACACCCGATTCTCTTGGATTGGCTGGTCAACAACTTGGTGCCACTGCGTTAATAAAGAAAACAACGGCCGCACTTCAAGCCAAGTATCCAGGCGAAGATGAAACAGCGGAGATGTTGACTCAACTGCTCGAACTAGCAAACACAAAAAGCACTTCAATTAAGTTGGATTCTATTGATTTCACAAGAAAAGACTTGGCTAAAGTATCAGCAGATTTCGGAGAAATTCTATCTGCCGTATGGATGATGAAATCTCTTAATTTTAGAGAAGCATATTTTCCATCTGCTTCTAATGAAAAGTTAATTGACTTCTATGGAGTCCGTATGGGAATTCAATATCCTGTTTCAGTTAAATCTGGTGGCGGTGGTAAAGTAACAGTCAAGAACATTATTGATGCAATTAAGAATCGAGCCAAGACTGCTGGTGCAGACCACTCTAAAGAGGTAGCCCTACAAATTTTTAATATTGTTGCAGAATTTAGTGCTAAAGAGCAGATGCTTATGATTCATCAATTCTTGAAAACAAAGGTTGTCAAAGACCTCGGTAAGATTATGAGGACGAGTCCAGACCAAATTACTGTAGATTCCATTAAACTATGGACTTCAAGATTTACAAACGATGGCCTAGCCAAGAAATTAAAATCTTGGCACAAGAAATACTCTATGCCAGGCAGGAAAACTCTCTCTGGTCGAGACCTGCCCAGATTTATTCTTTCGCCTCTTGGTGAAAGTTTGGGTCCAATACTGAATGGCAACAAAGAAATACAGTCATCATTGACAAGTCTTGCAAGACAAGTTACACTAATCCAATGTAATGTAAATGTTCTAACTAAAGAAATGAATTTTCAGAGCAATTATTTTAAAGATGCAGAGTTCACATTCGGGTGGCCAGGATACTCTTCTGGTAATAAACTCGGTTTTAAAATGAAGTTAAAGAAATGAGGTAGATAATGAGTTATCTGGTATTGAAAGATGAATGGGGAAAAGATAAAAAAATTGAACAGACACCATCAGAACAAATGCAGGAAGAACTAGAACCTCTTCCAGGCCCTACAGCCCAAGCAATAGAAGATGAGTTAAAGTCAGAGATAAAGGAGTTAAAGGCAGAGAATGCAGAGCAGAAGAAAACCCTTATGAGATTGAAGGGATTTACGAATAAGGCTTATCATTATATGTTTTTTCCAAAAGATGAAAAAATTTAGTCCACACAATCACTCTCTAGAGAATTTTGTTTATCTAGTAGAGAAAAAACTTACCCATTTAGAGCATATCGAAGATGCTATATTTGATGATGGGTACGCTGGCGGTATTGAGGCACTGAGAATGATGAATGGAATCATCAACACTCTACAAGGAAATTCCAAAAAGGGTGTTAATGTTCAGAGTAAAGTAGATGGCTCTCCATCCATAATCGCAGGTACAAATCCAGAGAACGGTAAATTCTTTGTGGCAACTAAAGCACTATTCAATAAGACGCCTAAGATTTGTTATACCGATGCCGATATCGACAAAAATCATGGCCACGCCGCGTCCCTAGTCACTAAGATGAAAGTTGGCCTTAAGTATTTTCAAAAGTTGGGCATCAAAGGTATTGTTCAAGGCGACTTTATGTTTCTCCCATCTGACCTTACAAAGGAGACAATAGATGACCGTGACTATATTACTTTTAGGCCAAACACTATTACGTATGCTGTCCCGACTGACGACCCGTTTGCGGATGTGATACAGGCAGCCAAAGTTGGTGTTATATGGCATACATCATATACTGGTAAGACAATTGCAGATTTATCTGCAAAATTTAAAGTTAATGTTAACGCAATGACAAAGACCAAAGACGTATGGGCAGGAGATACTGATTTCAGAGATGTATCAGGCCGTGCTACTCTAACAAAATCAGAGTTAGCGGCCGTACGACTAGAAATGAAAAAGGCTTCGGCATCGTTGAAGAAACTCAGCAAGAAGGCTTTGAAAATATTGTTCCACGACCCAAAGGAAGACGATACAATATCCTTCAACGTAAAAATATATATTAATGATATGGTAAGCCAAGGCGAGGAGTATTCTAATAAACAGAAAGCCATTGGCGGATTTATCAACTTCATTCGGAAGCGATATCAACCGAAAATAGATAAACTCAAGTCAGAAAAGGGGAAAGCAAAGAAACAAAAAGCCCTTGATGATATGATTAATACATTGAATTCCGATAGAAATATTGGTGGCACTTTCGCCTATGCGTTAGAGTGGCACAACAATGTCGGAGAAATCAAACTAGGACTTATTAAGAAAATGGAGCAAGTGAATTCAATAGCCGCGTTTAATAAAACGTCAACTGGATATGAAGTTACTGGTCCTGAGGGATTTGTGGCTGTAGACCATATGACTAATAGCGCCGTGAAGTTAGTTAATAGGCTGGAGTTCAGCAAAAATAACTTTAACGCTATAAAAAGTTGGAGCAAATGAGACATAAATCAAGGTATTGTGTTACGTGTAATGCTACATATTCATACCAATGTTCGTGTCCAAACAACGTAAGACACAGAAATATTATGAGAGACTTTCATAAAATGAGTATGGTAAGTGTAGAAAAAGCGACTGAAGAAGTCGGAGTAAAATTGGAGTATAATAATGGCATATAGTGAACAAGTTTTAGACCACTACGAAAATCCACGCAACGTAGGCAAAATGGATATAAAAGCACTTGACGTGGGTACAGGAATGGTTGGTGCACCAGCGTGTGGTGATGTAATGAAGTTGCAAATCCAAGTAGAAGATGATATAATTATAGATGCAAAATTTAAGACATATGGTTGTGGCTCTGCTATTGCCAGTTCGTCACTTCTAACAGAATGGGTTAAAGGTAAATCATTGCAAGAAGCAAGAGAGATAAAAAATACACAGATTGTGGAGGCTCTAAGCCTACCACCAGTGAAGATACATTGTAGCGTACTGGCAGAGGATGCAATTAAATCTGCAATCAGCGACTATCAAACAAAGGCAAGTTTGAACTAATGAGAAATTTTGGAGACCATCGTAAGTCTCTTTTAGAGGCAGATAAGAAACCATATCGTTTGGTTATTCTTTCTCACGATGAAGGAGATGATTCTAATGATACGGGCGAACTTATAAAGAAGGTCGCCTCAAAGATGGGCATTAAAACTTTTCTGGGTGAATTTCGTGGACTATACGAAGAGAATAGAACACTTAATAGTTTTCCTGTTGTAGATGGCTCGACAGAATATCCTACTCCTAAGAGTGTGGGTAGAGGTGAGGGCCAGTATGAAAAACCTTTTCCGATAAGTCCAGAAGATACGATTATTATGGCTAGAGGAGTTGGTCGACCAGGATTAAGTGGCAATCATTCTTGGTATGACAAGTGTAAGAAATGGGAACACGAAGGATATACCCTTGTTAATAATATGGAGTGTCACGACCTATGCTCTAATAAAGTAATGACACAAATTATTTTTGAGAGGGAGAATTTTAATACACCAAAAACAGTATTGCTTGCCCATTCAGAAGATACAGAAAGAGCATTAAAAGAATTAGGCAGTAAGTTCCCTATCATATTAAAAACTGGTACAGGAACAAATGGTATTGGAGTCATATTAGTTGAAAGTGTGCCATCATTAAAAGCAATGGTACAGTTGTTGTATAGAGAAAGCGAATTTGCTGACCTACTCTTACAAGAATATATAAAATCGGATTATGATGTTAGAGTAATAGTATTCAAAGATGAGGTCATAGGGGTGATGAAACGGCCAGTTGTCAAGGGAGATTTTAGAAGTAATGTATCTCAAGGGGCCAAGCCATTACCTCATAAATTAACTAATAACGAAAGAAATGAATCGATTAGGGCCGCTCAAGCAGTCTCGGGCACTATAGTAGGAGTAGATTTCATCCCAGGAAAAAATAAACCTTATTTTATTGAAGTTAATAATGTACCAGGATTGGTTGGAATTGAAGAAGCCCTAGAGGGTAGTATAGTAGAAAAATTGTTAAACAAACTTAAAGAGATTTAATTATGA